GCGCCGAACCGCGTCCCACAGGAACCGCGGGATAGGTTTCTCGGGGTGAGTACGGGCTTTCGGAACAAAAGGGCAGGGTGAACCGTTATGGGCGTTCAGGGGCCTCCACCGAAGCATCCGAGCCAACGCCGGCGCCGCAACGCCGACACCTTCAAGCCGGGCGGGCTGATGCGCCTTCCGGCCTCCGGTAGGCCCGGTCCACCCCCGGAATGGCCCCTTCCGAACCCCCGCGAGGACGAATTGAAGGTCTGGGGCGAGCTCTGGGCGACCCCGCAGGCTGTGGCGTGGGAACGGTTCTCTTGGTCGCGGTACGTCGCCCGCTACGTTCGGGACCTGCTCGAGGCGGAGGAACGGCGGGCTCCGATGGCGCTCAAGGCCGAGGTTCGGCAGGCCGAGGACCGTTTGGGGCTGAATCCGCTGGCCATCATGCGGCTCCGGTGGGAGATCGGGGAGGAAGAAGCGCCGGCCGCACTCGCCACGGTGTCGAAGATGCCCAGGGCCGTACCGCAGGCCAAGACCGGCTGATGCCCTGGCGATCGCCTGAGGTCGAGGGCGAGGTCCCGACCCTCGCGGGGCAGGTCGCCGACTTCATCCAGGCCCGATGCGCCATCCCGGACGGCGACCATGTGGGGGAGCCGTACATCCTCACCCCCGAGATGCTGAACTTCCTGGCCCTGTACTACGCGCTCGACCCCGAAACCGGGCGGTTCTACTACTCCCGGGGCGCTCAGCTCGTCAGGGCGCAGAAGTGGGGGAAGGGCCCGCTGTCGGCGGCGATCATCTGCGCCGAGGCGGAGGGGCCGGTACTGTTCGACGGCTGGGATGCGAACGGCGAGCCCGTCGGCCGGCCGTGGGAGACGCCCTGGATCCAGGTCACGGCGGTTTCGGAGGACCAGACGGACAACGTGTGGCGGGCGCTGGTGCCGATGATCGAGCTCGGCGGGCTCCACGGCGACATCCCCGACACGGGGGAGACGCGGGTGAACCTTCCCGGCGGGGGACGCATCGAGCCGGTGACGTCGAACGCACGATCGCGTCTTGGTCAGCGGATCACCTTCGCCGTGGAGGACGAAACCCATTCGTGGACGGCCCAGAACGGGGGGCGGAAGCTCGCCGACACCCAACGCCGGAACCTCGCCGGCATGGGCGGGCGGTGGCTCGAGACCACGAACGCGTGGGACCCGGCCGAGGAATCCGTGGCGCAGCAGACGTCGGAGAAGAAGGAGCCCGGGGTCTACTTCGACGACTCGGAGCCCGGTCCGGGGTCGATTCGCAACAAGCGGGAGCGCCGGAAGATGCTCAAGCGGGTCTACGGGGACTCCTGGTGGGTCGAGCTCGACCGCATCGAGGAGGAGATCGAGGCACTGCTGCCCCGCGACCCGGCCCAGGCCGAGCGGTTCTTCCTCAATCGCAAATTGGCGGCCGAGGACGCGGCCTTCGACGCCCAGGCATGGGCCAAATTGGCCGATTCGACGGTCGTGGTCGAGGACAAGGCCCGGATCACGCTCGGCGTGGACGGTGCGCGGTTCGACGACTCCCTCGCCATCGTGGCGACGGACGTGAAACAGGGGCATCAGTTCGTCATCGGCATCTGGGAGCGCCCCGAAACGGCCGGCGACGACTACGAACACCCCACCGAGGACATCGACGGGGCCGTTCTGGAGGCGTTCGAGCGCTTCGACGTGTGGCGGGCCTACGTCGACCCGCAGTGGATTGACCATCTTGTCGATCGGTGGCAGGGACGGTGGGGGGACAAGCGGGTGATCGCGTGGTTCACGAACCGCCCGAAGCAGGTTGCGTTCGCCCTCCGGGCCTACCGGACGGCGATTCAGGGCGGGGACCTGACCCACGACGGCGATTCGGTCATGGCGGCGCATATCGCGCAGGCCAAACGGCAGCGCCTCCCGGTGTACGACGAGGACCACCGGCCGATGTGGACGGTTCGCAAGGACCGTCCCGGCTCTCCCCGCAAGATTGACGCCGTGATGGCCGGTTGCCTGTCCTGGGAGGCCCGTTCCGACGCCATCGCGGCCGGTCAGGGCGAACGGCGCAAGAGCGTGTTCGAGACCAGAGGACTTGAGGTCCTGTAGGAGGTCGAATGGCGGTCGCAACCCCCAAGAAGCGCCGCTGGTTCAGTCGGCGGGAGCCAATAGAGACCCGCGAGAAGCAGATCACCATGACGTCGGGCGCCGGGGAGGTCATCCGGTCGCTCTGGCCGATCGAGATGCTCCCGCTGTACGGGGCGCAGACCGCCGAGGCCCACGCCGGCGACTACGGCATCCTGTACCGCCGCCAGCCCGCGGTGCGGACCGTGGTCGACTTCCTGGCGAAGAACGTCGCCCAGCTCAACGTCAAGACATACAGGGAGTCGCCCTCCGGGGCGCCGAAGGAGATCGACCAGCACCCCGCCAACGTCCTCCTGCACTATCCGAACCCCGATATGACCCTCTACGGGCTGCTCCACGCCACGATGTCGGCCCTCTGCACCTACGAGAACGCCTTCTGGTGGCTGCTGGAGAACGGCAGGACCCGGCAACGACAGATCCGCATCCTGCCCTCCGAGATCGTGCGGGTCCTCGGCGACCCGTGGATCGGCCCGACCGGCTACGTCATCCGCCCCGACCGATACGGGGGGCAGCAGACCGAGTTCAGGCTCTCCCCGGAGCAGGTCGTTCACTTCAAGTCGTGGAATCCCCACGACATGCGGGTCGGCATCAGCAAATTGGAGGGTCTGCGGTCCGTCCTGGCCGACGACGTCCTCGCCGCGGAGGCCCGAGCGGCGACATGGCGGAACGCGGCATGGGTGCAGCAGGTCATCGAACGGCCGCTCGAGGCACCCGAGCTCCAGGGGGACAACCTCATCCGCCACCGGCAGGACTGGCAAAACCAGTTCGGCGGGGCCGCCAACTCGGGGAAGACGGTGTTCGCCGAGGAGGGCGAGAAGATGAACTGGGGGCCGGATAGGCGCCCGTGGGACTCGGAGTACGTCACGGGGCGGAAGTTCACCCTCGAGGAGGTCGCCCGGTCCTACCACATCCCCCTGTCGATGGTCGGGCTCATGTCCAACGCCAACTACAAGGCCACGTCGGAGGAACGGCGGACCCTGTACGCCGACGTGCTCGACTCCGAGTTGACGATGATCAAGCAGCAACTTTGCATGGCCTACCTTCCCTGGTTCGACGACATCGAGGGCGTCTACTTCGAGTTCAACATCAAGGAGAAGCTCCGTGGGTCGTTCGTGGAGGAGGGACAGATCCTCACGCAGTCCATCGGTGCCCCGTGGCTGACCCGAAACGAGGGGCGCGCCCTCCAGGACCTCCCCCCACTCCCCGACGCCGACGAACTGATCGTGCCGATGAACGTCACCACCGGCGGCCAGCCGAACCCGGCCACCCCGCTCGAAACGCCGGCGGGACCGCTCTACGGGGCGTCACAGAAGGCCCTCCCCGGCCCGGATACGGTGCGGAAGGCGTCGGCACGCGAACACCAGGCCGTCCTCGAGGCGTTCTTCGACCGGCAGAAGGCGGTCGTGCTGGCCCGCTTCGGAGCGAAGGCCGATGTGCCGTTCGACGCGGGTCGGTGGAACCGCGAGCTCGCTCTCGACCTCCTCCCTCTAGCTCTGAGGACCACGAAGGCCGCCGGCGCGGTGACGGCGAAGCGCCACGGAGGCCGGTACGACGAGTCACTGACCCTCCACTGGCTCGAGAACAACGCCCGAATCGCCGCCGAGGGGATCAACACCGTGACCGCGCAGCAACTCAAAGAGGCCGCGGATGGGGACGCGGTTCGCAACGTGTTCGACGTCCTGCTGCCGGCGCGGGCCGCTGAGGCGGCGATGTCCCGGGCCACGACCCTCGCATCCTTCGCCACCCATGAGGCCGCGGTGCAGAACGACCTCCGCGAGAAGACGTGGGTGGTGACCTCCGGGAAATCCCGGCACCCCCAGATGAGCGGGGAGACCGTCGGGCTCGGCGAAGCGTTCTCCAACGGAGGTCAGTACCCCGGGGATTCGTCCCTCCCGGTCGAGGAAGCTGCGGGATGTCAGTGCTTGCTCGAGGTCGGATGAGTACCAAGCGCCTGCTCCGTCGCCGCGCCGGCCGCGAGGAACTGCGCCCCGCGATGGAGGAGGAGAACCGCAAAGCACCCCTCGGCGGGGTATGGAAACGCGCCCTCGGTGCCCTTCGGGGAGGCCGTGAAGTGCGCTCGAAGGAAATCGACCCGAAGGAGGCCGTCAATGACGACCGAAACGCTTGAGCGCCGCGTCATCAAGGCGCAGGTGAGCCGGACCCCCACCGATGGGCGCGGGACGTTCGACTTCGAGGTTCACCCGTTCGAAATCGACCTGGACAACGAGCGCATCAAGAACTTCACCAACGTCGGCCCCGGTCGGGGTGCATCGGTCCCGGTGGACTACCAGCACACCCTCGAGGAGATCGACCCGGGCGGCACCATCGGCATCGCCAAGGTCGCACAGCCGGGGGACTCCCTCGCCGGCACCGTCAAATTGGACATCGAGTCCAACCCGATGGCGATGGCCGTCTATGAGCGGCTCCTGCTCCCCGAGGGCGACCCGCTCCGCCTCGCCGAGGTCAGCATCTTCTACGCGTTCGAGCCGGCCAAGGCGTTCAAGGGCGAGAAGGGCGAGCTCGTCCAGGTGGACTGCGAACTCCTCGGGCTCGCCGTGGTCCACAAGGGCGCTCAGCGGACGGCTATCCACAACGTCAAGAACGCGACGACGACTTCGACGGCCATCGGGACGGCCTACATCGACGTGGCTCCGCGTCTGACCGAGGCGTGGGCCGGGATGGGCCTGTTCCAGGTGGACGCCAAGGCCGGCCGGGTGCTCTCGCAGAAGAACGAATCGAAGCTTCGACAGGCCACGGACCTCCTCAACCAGGTTCTCGAGTCTGTCGGTATGACGTCCGCCGAGGAATCGGCAAAGGAGACGGCCAACGCGGAGGAGCCCGAAGCGGCCAACGCGGAGGAGCCCACTCCCGAACCCGAGACACCCGATGCGCGGGCGCAATGGGCCGATCTGCTAGCGCGGTTAGGCCAGGAAGGGGCCAGATAATGGCTCGACAGCAGTTGACGGCGCTCCAGTGGAACATGGGCGAGCGCCAGCGCAAGTTGGACGCCATCACGGCGTTGTCGGAGAAGGCGCAGGCCGAGGGCCGCACGCCGGACGACGACGACCGGGCGTTCGTGGAGAAGGCCATGTCGGAGATCTCCGAACTGGACAAGGTGATCGCCAACCTCCAGGACTCGGAGAAGCTCAACGAGATGGTGGACAAGCTGGGGAGCGTCAGCGCCCCGGCGGCGCGGGTGGATGGCAAGAACAGTCGTCCGGCGCGTTCGCTCGGCGAGATGTTCGTGGAGTCGCCCACGTTCAAGGCTCTGCTCGAGAAGAAGAAGATGGGCGGGCTGGGCGAGTTCGCAACCGACCCCGTGGAGATCCCGCGGTGGCTCGTGACCAAGGCCGCCATCGTCGACGGTTCGGACGCGGTTCTGTCCGAGGGATCCGACGCGGCGGACAACATCACGTCCGGTCCCGGTGGCTCACTGCCACAGCCGGACGTGCGTCCGGGCATCCAGGCGCCGGGATTCCAGCGTCTGACCGTCGCGGACCTCCTCGCATCCGGCTCCACGTCCTCGAACGTGGTCCGGTACCTGCGGGAGTCGGCGACCACCAACGGTGCCGGGAGCGTCCACGAAGGCGCGTCCAAGCCGGCCTCCGCGTTCACCTTCGAGGCGGTGTCGGATCAGGTCGTGAAAATTGCGACCTTTTTGCCGATTTCCGAGGAGATGCTCGAGGACGTGCCGCAGCTCCGTTCGTACCTCGACACCCGCCTGCGTCAACTGGTCGGGATCGAGGAAGAGGACGAACTGCTCAACGGCACGGGCGCCGGCGACGACATCAACGGGCTCCTGAACAGGGTCACGCAGTCCATCGACAAGGCGAACTACGCCAACCTGTTCGACGCCATCGCGGCGGCGCGGATGCTGGTGCAGACGGTCGGCTTCGCCGAGCCTGACGGCATCATCATCAACCCGCACGACGCGTTCGACCTGGACGTGGCCAAGGCGGTCGCGGGAACCGGGGCGTACTTCTCCGGTGGCCCGTACTCGCAGGCAGCCGACACCCCGTGGGGCCTCCGCATGGTGCGGACCACGGCCATCGCTCCGGGGTCGGTGCTCGTCGGCGCGTTCGGCACGCAGGCCCAGGTGTTCCGCCGGGGCGGGCTGTCGGTCGACGCCAGCAACTCGCACAGCGACTACTTCCGCAGGAACCTCGTCGCAATCCGCGCCGAGGAGCGGCTGGCGCTCGCTGTGTACCGCATCAACGCGTTCTGCGAAATCACGAACGCGAGCTAGTTGAAGGCCGTGATAGCGGGCGGGGGTGGGATGCGCCCTTCGCCTCGCCCGCTATCACATCATCGGGGAGGGCGCAAATGAGCTTGATTCTGGACAGCGCACGGGTTGATACGGAAGCGCGAACCATCGAGGTCGATCTGCCGGCCGAACTCCACTCCGACCCGGACGCTATGACCGTCATCGTGGCGCACCTCCGCCGCCGGGGTCGGGAGGTCTGGGGGGACCGGGCTCCTACGGTCGCGGGAGTCGTGGACGGCGAGCGCGACGGATGGGTGACCCTCCGCATCGCATGATGTTCGCGGGGGGTTGTCAAAGTAAGGTTCCCGGTATAGCGTTCCCAACGACTAGGAACGGGTAGGGAGAGACTCCGAAGTCCTCTCTTCCGCAAGCCGCATGGTGCGGCGCTTGGTCGAAGGGAGGCAGTCATGCCGAGGCAGGCCAAAGCGGCGACTCCGGTGGAGGAGGTCGCGGCCACCATCGAGATCGACCGGATTGCGGCGGAGACCATCGCGGTTCCGATCATCGGCACGTCGCCGCTGATCGTCCATCGGTGGTCCGAGAAGGCGAAGCGGCAGATGCTCGACGCAATGCAGGGTCGCAAGACGCCGAAGGAGTCGAAGAACCCGGAGGCGGAGTACGAGGCGTCGATCTACCGCCTCAAGGATGGGACACCCGGCTTCCCGACGCTGGCCTTCAAGGACGCGACGGTGGGCGGCGCCCGGTTCTACGGCAAGGACGTCAGCATGACGGCGCTCAAGCAGTTCCTCTTCTTCCGCGGTGAGCCCGGCAACGATGGGAAGCTGCTCGCCCGCATCGAAGGCGAATGCACGATGCGGGAGGACCCGGTGCGGATCGGCAAGGGTGCCGACATGCGCTACAGGGGCGAGTTCTTGGAGTGGAGGGCCGTGCTCGAGGTTACTTACGTCACATCGGCGCTGACCCGTGGTTCGGTCCTCTCGCTGATCGACGCCGGCGGAATGGGTGTCGGGGTCGGTGAGTGGCGGCCTGAGAAGAACGGAGGCAACGGCACCTACCGAGTCGACCCGACCCGTGAAGTCGAGGTTCTGTCAT